GCGGCGCAGGCGCTCTGTCGGCATCTTTGCCAGCTCGAGAAGGCGGGCGTCGCGCTCCTCGGGCGTCTTCGGCGTCTTCGACGCCTGCTCGGTCGCTGCGCCCGGCACGACGCCCTGGCGCTGAGGTCCGCCACCGTTCCCCTTGATGGCTTCGATCAGCTCTCCCTTCATGCTCTCCACCGCCGTGGCCACCGTCTTGGTGACGAGGTCAGCGACGCTGGACTCGGTGAGGGCTGCCGGTACGGCCGGGGTCTCGGTGGTCTGCTTGGACTGCTTGAGGGCGGCAACGATGACCGCAGCGAGCCGCTGATCCTCGTCGACCGCAGTCGGGTTGGCTGCTTCGGTCACGGTGGTCTCCTTCGGTGGGGTTGGGGCGGATTCCATGCCCGCCTGCATGTCGTTGTCGTCGTCGATGTCCGGGTTGAGGTCCGGGTCAGTGACGGGGCGGATCGTTCCGCAGGTCGGGCAGGCCAGGAAGTCGGTGTCGCCGTCCTGGTCGGGGTCGATCGGAATCAGCGAGCTGTACGAGTTGGCGTCGCCGTAACTGGCGAAGGCGTCGCCCTCGAACAGGGACGCGGTCGGCGCGCTCTCGCTGGCGATCTGCACGCCCAGCTTCTTCGCCGCGCTCTTGATCTTCGCCTTGATTCGGCCGACCTGCTCGTCCGAGTACTTCGCCGCGTTCTTCGGCATGTTGATGTAGGACCAGGCGGCCTTCACGTGGGCCTTGCTGTCCAGCGGGTACCGCTTGACCTTGTCCTGCTGGTAGCCCGGGTCCGCATAGGTGACGGCGCCGTAGGGCTGGGTGGTCGGGGCCTCGGTCACTTGGGTCACAGCCGTCTCTCCCGCTGACTCGAAGATGAGGCGGCGCTCTGCATGGCGCTCGCCTGAGAGCCCGTGGATCTGGACGTCGTCCATCCGGGCGCCGCCCACTCCGGGCATGTCCACGATGTCGAAGCCGAGGATGTCCAGGCCATCGGCGGTCTCGACCTGCTGGCCGTCCACCTCGACCTGGCGCACCCGCCCCAGGAACTCGCCGACGATGGACACGGCGTTGACCGCCGGGTGGTCGCCGCTGACGAGCTTGGTCACGTCCTGCCCGGCCTCGGTGTCCAGGGTGTCCATCCGGTAGCGGATCTGGGTGGCGGGCGTCAGCGACACCTCACGGAGGACCGCGGCGATCTGGCGGACGTTGCCGTGCTGCCGGTCCTGGTGGCTGGTGAAGCTCACGGGAATGTCGGGGCCGGCCTTGAGGCGCTGTGAGAGCCGCTCATAGGCGCCCCGGATCATGTCCGCCGTGTACAGGCGGTTGTTCGAGCTGACACACGGCTCGATGGCGACGCCCGAGATGGTCGCGAGGGTTCCCACGGCCCGAACGATCCGAGGCTGCGCCCGTTGCCCTCAGTCGACGTGAGGGGCCACCGCGCAGCGGCAGCGAGGGTGGAGGGGGATGTCGGGCGCGTCCGCCAGCTGGTAGGGGTTGTCGTCAGGCAGCGGCTCGCAGTCGTCACAGGCGCCGGGCGACACCTCCGCGTCGACCAGTTCCACCCCCTCGCTCTGGTAGAGGCTGAGCGCCCCCTGGATCGCCGAGGTGGCGATGGCGTGGTCCAGCATCAGCCCGGCGTACCCCTGCGGGTTGAGGACCGTGTCGCTGACGATCTGGGCCATGGCGTCGCGGCTCGCTCCGGAGGCCATGGCGTCGCTCAGCTGCTGGCCGAGCTGAGTGGCGAGGCCGTGGGTCTGCTTCCCCATCCAGGTGTCGACGTCGCTCCAGGCCGGCGGCAGGTCGCGCATCGCCTGGATCGCCGCCTGGAAGGTGATGTCGAAGTCCGGGATCGCCTGCCCCTTGCCCAACGCCAGCCAGGCCGTCGCCTCGGCGTTCCCCTCGGCCGCGCCGTCCGCCATGGCATCCCGGGTGAGCTGGCGCCAAGCCTTGAACCCCTCGATGTCACCGAGCGCCTCGATGGCCTTCTGGAGCGCGCTGACGAGATCGTCCGGCTGCGCGGCCTCATGAGGCTGCACGGCGGCCAGGACCGGCTGGCGAAGGTGGGGGAGGAGCGAGATCAGCACGGCCTTGAGGTGGGCCCGGTTGGTCGCCTCCAGGTCGTCCCGCCGCTGGTGGAGCTTCGCCCACAGCGCCGCCTTCTTCCCCTGCCGGCGGACCGCTTCGAGGATCCACGGCTCGCCCTCCAGGTCCTCGGCCATCAGGACCGAGGCCTCGCAGACATCCCGGACCCAGTCGGGGACCGGGAAGCGGACGTCGACCTCGGCAAACCCGTTGGCAAAGGCAGCACGAGCAAACGGAGCGATCACTTCGCGGCCTTGTGGATGTTCGAGGACCGGGTGAAGCTGGCGTGGCGGACGTGGAGAGCCGTCGTCCGCTGGTGTGCCGCGTCGGTGGCGGGGTTCGAGCGGGTCTTCTTCTTCGGGACCGCCGCGGTGACCGCCGTCTTCTGCTTCTTCGGCGTGACAACGTGGCTGCCGGCGCCGCGGAGGGTCATCCGTACTCTCGCGGGATCAGAGCCGCAGCCTTCTCGGCGGTCATCCCCCCTTCGTCGGGATCCTCATCCTCGCGCTCAGTGACGATGTGACGCTCCGGCGGGGACTGGATGACCGGGTGGAGCGCCGCGTCGACCACGGGCCGCTTGCGGGGCTTCTTCGGGGCGGCCATCAGGCGGCGAGCGGCTGCCAGTGGTCGCCGGCGTCCGAGGTCGGATCGTAGCCGACGTTGGCTGCCGCGATGCTGAGGTAGACGTGCCCGTTGCTCCCGGCGACGATGGCCGACTTCGCGTAGGTGGTGCCGATCGCCCACACACCCTGCCAGCCAGACGCTGCGGCAGAGGCGGCTACCGCAGCGTCTGCGTAGGCGGTGGTGGCGATCTGGGTGCTGTCGGTCCCCGGCGAGGCGGTCGGCGCGGTGCCGGTGATGGGCTGCGAGAACGTCAGTTTGGTCCCGTCCCAGCTCACGGTGGCCGGCGGGGATTGATTGGGCTGGCCACTGACGGGCTGGCCGGTGGTGAGATCGAGAACAGCAGACATCACTCTGACTCCTTGGGTGGGGCGAGCTGGCGAAGGGCCTGCTTGCGTCGGTGGGCGTACGCCTTGGCCCAGGCCTCGGTCAGCTTGCCCATCTCGGCGTCAGCCGGGGTCTTCCCGGCCACCATGCGGTGGAAGGCGTCGTCACCGCCGTGGCGCTCGATCATGGCCGCCGCCGGCGAGCTCTCGCCGGGGTCGGCGTCGTCAGGCGGCTCGGGCAGACCGGACGGGACGGAGGGAGGCTTCGCCGCGGCGCCGGGAGCCGCGCCACCGGGCGGGTCCATGGTCATGGCCGCGTAGTTCTTCATGTTCTCCCAGTCGAGGACCGCCTGCCGGGTCACCAGGACGTGGATGTCTCCGCCCGGCGTCTCGGCCTGCTGGATGTCGCGCTCGTAGTCGTTCAGCGACCAGGCGCCGTTCCGGAGCCGGAGGTCCCGGATGGTCTCTACGATCGCGGAGTCCCGGTAGTCGATCTGGCCGAAGCGGATCTCCCAGTCGGTGATGCCGAAGCCCTGCTGGACGATCGAGTAGTTCAGCTTCTCCAGCAGCAGGTTGCCGATCGGCCCTACCACCTCGCCGCGCCAGGTCTTGTCCTGCGCCTCGCCCGTGCCGCCGCCCAGGTTGCCGCTCTCCACGATCTGGACCTTCTGGGGAGGGGTGTGCATCCCGCTGACGATCTGGTCCCGGAGGTCCTTCAACGTCGACAGGATCTCGGTGGATGAGGTGCGGTTGAGCTCGGTGAAGGTCTTGGCGTTCTTGGTCACCACCGGGGTGGCCATGTTCCGGACGCCGCGGTTGCGGGTGAGGTAGCGCTGCCACCAGCGCTGGATCTCCTTGTCCTGGGCCGAGGAGTCGTAGTCAACGTGGATTCGGCTGACGAAGCCGTCCTTGCCCATCTGCTTGAGTGCGGCGAGGGCCCACAGCCAAGCGGTGGCGGAGATCTCGACCTTCTGGGTGGGCGGGCAGCCGTAGATGCCGCCGCGGGGCGCGTCCACCGAGACGTGGATGACCTGCTCCGGCGTGAAGGGCACCCGAGTGTTGTCCTCCAGCACCTGGAGGTAGCCGATCAAGTTCCCGTGCCGGTCGGTCTGGACGATCATCGAGGCTGCGTCCAGCGACCAGATGGCGGCCGGCTCGTTGAGCAGGAAGCCCACCTCGAGGTAGGCGTCACCGAACACGAGCAGGTCCACGATCGCCTTGCGGAGGAGCTGGATGGCGTCCTCCCGGCGGTTGACGAAGCGCAGCAGGTTCTCAAGGCGCACGAGCTGCGGGGTGCAGGGTGGATCCGGGTCGGCGATCGATGACTTCACCGGCACCACCTCGAGGCCGCCGGCGGTGATGGCCTCGGCAGCGGCGTCGACGCAGGCCGATACCCAGATGCACTGAATGTAGAGCTGGGCCAGGGCGACGAGCTGGCGCTTGCGGTCGCCGTTCTTGGCGATCAGCGTCTCGGTGTTGGTCTCGCCGGCACCGGCGCCGCCCCACTCGTAGCCGACCCGCTGGATGCCAGCCGCGCCCTCCTCGTCGCTGTCCATAGCCTCGTAGAGCTCGTGGCGCAGCGGCAAGCGGAGGACGTTCGCCTCCTCGAGGTCAGGGATCTCGGCGGCCTGCGGCGCCACGGCACCACGGCGCCAAGGGAGGGCGGTCACGTGCAGATGGTCGCCGCTCGGGCGATCAGCCTCAGATGTGGGTCACCAGCCCTCTGCCTTGCGGTCCTGAACGTAGACCTGCATCGGGAAGGTCACCCCGTGCTCCGGAGTGGCGACCCAGAAGGCTTGGTTGGCCTCCTCGAAGCCGAAGTTGTGCTGATAGGCGTATTCGTTGTAGCCCACCAGGGACGCCCCGGTGATGATCCCGTAGGAGGGGAGCCACACATACTCGTGGCGGTGGCCCAGCACCATGATGTCGTAGGGCTTGCCGGCTGACATCGCCCGGCGTGTCTTGCGATAGCTGCCGAGCATGAGCGGGGTCATCGAGCCGGAGATGCCGGAGCCGCCGCGGAACTGGTCGCCGTGGGTCAGCAGGTAGCGAGTGCCATAGCTCTGAACAAGGCAGTCGGGCCCGTCAGGGATCTGGAAGGTGATCGCCTTGGAGCCAGCGAAGTGCTTGGCTAGGTGGGTGTACATCAGCCACTCGAAGGTGTCCCACGCCCGGTTCTTCGCGATGGGCTTGATGCTCTGGCGGGCGTGGTTACCGTAGGTGCAGGCGACATGGAGCTTGCTGAACTCTGTGGCCAGCCGGTCCAGCCCAGCCGCCAGCTCGTCCTCCCAGTAGGCCACGGACTTGAGGATCGGAACCTCGTTGGTCTCCCGGAGTTCCTGGTGGATGATCCCCGAGAAGATGTCGCCGCCTACCATGAGCAGGAAGCCATCGTAGGTGAGCCCGGTCAGGAACTCACGGGCCAACATGATGGTCGTCTCGATGCAGCGGTGGAACCGCTGTTTGGCGATCTTGCGGTTGTAGGCGTTGAGCCAGTCGATCTGCTCCGGCAGCACCACCTCATCGAAGTGAGTGTCGGTCAGGAGGAGCGTCGGGGTGGCGTGGAACGTGGAGCGTTGGGCCTTGGTCGCCATCCACCGCGGCACGGTGATGTCGCGGGCCCCGATGCGCCCCGTGACGGCAAGCCGCCGCTGGAGCTCGTCGCGCTCTGCCGCGGCTCCATCAAGGTCGTGGGTCTTGGCCTGCGACAGCCGCAACCGACGCTCCAGACTCCGGACGGTGGCCTTCAGCTCCTCCGTCTCGGCGAAGTGCTCCGGAGTGACCTTCGGATCTGCGGTCATGCGGGGTGCTCTCGGAAGTGCTCACGGAGGGTGTGGGCGCCCGTCGGCGCTTCCGGGTACGCCTCTTTCAGCCAGCGTGCGATCTGTGCTGATGGCCAGCCGGAGGCGTGGAGCTTCTCGATCTCAGCGAGTGCGGGGTGCTTACAGGTCGAGCACTTGACCGTCTTCGCCTGGTGCGCCAGCCATTCCTCCGGGCTGACGCGCGCAGTCACCGGAGCAGCAGCAACAGCGAGGCCGCCAGGGCGAGTGCCCCCGTACAGCCCAGCCAGCTCGGCGTGACGGCCGCGGGCGGCGTCACCGGGACCGGTGTGGGAGGCTGGGCGGGATTCACGGCGGTCCCACCCAACGCCTTGAGATCGGCGATGATCTGACCGAACGGGAAGCCCCTAGCCTCGGCCTCCTGCTCGGTGATGACCGCGAAGGCCTGCTGCGGGCAGGCTGCCTGCCACGCGCCAGTGGCGATCACCTGCTGGCCCCAACTGATGTACCCGGCGGTGCCGGTCGGGCTTCCGCGGTAGACGAACAGAACGGCGTGGCCCTCGCTCGGGTCCGGCTCGTCGCCGGGGCCGACGTTCCAGGGGAAGCCGGTGGCGAACTGCTGGTCCGCCTGCGGGTTGAGGTTGACGCCCACGACCACGACGTTGAAGTGCGCCAGAGCGGCGTCCATCTCGGCGAGCGAGAGCTTGACGAAGCCCTCGATGTACCCCTTCTGGAAGAGCCAGAGCAGCCAGTCGCCAAGGTCCACGCCGGTGTCCTGGCCCCCGGTGTACTCAAGATAGAGGTCCACGATCTCGTCGCTGGTCATGGTGTTGTGGCCCAGCGGGAGGCCACAGAGCGCGGCAGCGAGCATGTCAGCGTGCAGCGGGACCGCACATGGCCCGCAGTCGCCGACCGGCTGGCGGTCGTTGACGGTGAGGGTCGGGTCGGGCCCGTTGCCGCCCATGCCCCAGCCGTTCGCCGGGATGGCCGCGCTCTCGGTGCGGTCGATCGGGTACGCCGGCATCGGCAGCGTGTAGCCGTACTCGGCGAGGCTCTTGAAGCGAGCGTGCTTGGCGGGGTCGAGCGGCAGCAGGCCGCGGCGCAGTCCTGTGGTCACGGATGTGCCCTCCGATGGCGGTGGTCCATGTAGGCCTCGAGCGCGGTCAGCCGGGTCCTCCAGCGCCACCACGCTCGCTTGAATGCTTCGACGGCTTCAAAGTAGGCCTCGCTGAGCTTGTGCTCGCTGATCCACAGCCCCATCAGGCGATCACTCGCGTGTTCCAGTTCCACCTCGGCCTCGCGGAACCACGCCAGCCACGCCGCACGCTCTCGGTCGGGATCACTGAGCATCGCAACCCGGGGAGCCGCCCGGGGCGCTACTTCGGGCAGCCCTGACGTCGCCCGGACAACGCATCACCATGGACGCTCCTGGTCGACTGCCGAAGGGATGCCCCAGCCATCGTCGTCGATACTGTCACCGAGGTCGTGTAGCCTCTGGCCTGCCGGCACCGCGAACGGCCCCACCGGCGTCGCCAGCTCGCTCTGCTGAGCGGCGGCGTAGGTCTCATCCGAGATCACGTCGTACTGAGGCTCTCCACCGAGCGCCATCAGCAGGTACCGCAGCGCATCGGGAGCGTGGTCTTCGGCGTGGGTGTCGGCGTCCTCGGTCCTGTGGGCGTCGTAGGGGAGCGCCGGGAGCGTCCGGATGAGGTTCGCGCAGCCAGCGAAGACGTGCAACAGCGGGCAGCGATCCCAGCCCAGCGCGCGGTGCATGGCGCAGGCCGGGCCATCGGCGAGGTAGCTGTGGATCCGCGCCCAGCCAGCCAGACGGTCGTTGACCGCCGCGTGAACTGCACAGCCGACCTCCGCGTAGCGCTGCATGATCGAGGGAGCTTCGGACGCGCGCGCCGCCATCGCCGGGTCGCAGACGCGGTACGGGAACGGCTCCGGCACCTGGCGGCGGACGCCATCGTCACCGACCGCCTGCGATTGCCCATCCGCCTCTGCCGCGAGGATCCGGCGGGCCTGGTCGCTCTCGTCGACGCCGATCTCGTAGAGCTCGCGGTATACCCAGACGCGGCGGTCCTCGTCGACGGCCGCCCACAGGACGCACCACGGCGCCGCGCGGCCGTAGTCGATGCCGGCGTACCTTGTCCAGCTCTCCGGCAGCAGGAAGGGGTCCACGACGTGCCGGTCATGCCGCCACTGGGAGAAGACCTGGCCGGCGAAGATGTCCCAGGAGCCGTCCAGCATCGCCGCCCGCCGCTGGGGGTCGGGGATGGCCATCAGCCGGGCCTTGTACCCCTCGTCCACGAAGGGGTTGTCGCCGACCTTGGCGCCGATGAAGCGCACGGTGTGGCCCTGCTCGTCGGTGTGGACGTGGTCGCCGTGCGCAGTCGGGGTGATGTAGCGCTCCCTGACCGCCCCGTGGGACGCACCGCCCGGGTTCGACGTGCTACGGGTGCCGATCACCGGCGGCCCGCCCGCCCACGTCCTCACCCGCTCCCGGACGACGTCGACGATGCCGGGGGCGAAGAGCGTTACCTCGTCGAGGAGCAGGAGCTGGTACTCGCCGCCCTGACGTCGGGTGGCGTCCAGGAGGTTCTCCAGGTAGCGGAAGCGGATGACCGCCCGGTTGGGGAACCAGAGCTCGTGGAGCGTCTTGTCCCAGCGGCAGCCGAGGGCCTCGCCGTAGCCGAACTTGGCCAGCTCAGCCAGCGGGCCCTCCTCGAGCTCGTCGTACGTCCTGCGGAAGAGGCCAGCGCGGAGTAGCGGGTGCTGGTCGCACTCGCGCAGCCCCAGGGCCACCAGCCACTTCGTCTTCCCGCCGCCAGCGGCCCCGCCGTAGAGAATGTCGTCCTCGGTGGCGACCGCAGCCAGCTCCTGCGGGCACTCCCCGCAGGCCGGGATCTCTTCGCCGCGCCGTCGGGCCTCGATCCGAGGGACGCAGGCCGGCTCGTAGCCGATCAGCCCCCAGGTGTCCCGCTTGGGCGGGTCGAGGACGTCGGCGGCCAGCGAGTAGACGTCAGGGTGTGCCAACCGGCGGCTCTTGGATCAGCGCCCACCAGGACGCCAGCCCGGCGACCGCCCAGCCGCCGACCCAGACGAGCAGGCAGGCCAGCAGCGACGTCCAGTGCCACACCAGCCACGCTCCAGCCACCCCCAGCGCGACGTACAGCAGGACGACCGCGAGGACGATCAGCGCGTCGACGACGTTCTTCACGCGGCGCTTGCTCGGGCGATTGCGACCGCTCGGATCTTGACTGCGATATCACTGGCCATGGGTCAACTCCCTCCGCCGGCGACCAGCCGGAGACGCCGCGCATAGAGCTCGCGGCCTCGCTGTTGCTGCTCTGCAGGCAGCCCGAGATCACCCAGGACCGCCGTCAGGATGCCCCCGAAGGTCGCTGCGAACTCCTTGAGCATCTCCAATTGCTTCGTCTCCACCCCAGCGTCCACGGCCACCTTGCTGAACTTCACCAGCCGATCGGCCGCGTCCTTCCACTGGCGGTAGCGGATGTTCTCCTCCCGCCGCGACCCGCCCACCCCGTAGTCGACGCTCTCGATGACGTCGTCCTCCTGGTACAGCAGCATCGCCAGCGCCCGTTCCCAGGCCGCCGTCTGCAGCACCATCCGGATCAGCTCCAGCATCGGGTCGGCGTTCGGGTGCTCCTGGATGTACGCCTCGACCAGGGCGGCGGCCTTGCGCTGGCCCTCCTCGAGCTTCTTCTCCCGACCGGCTGCAGCTTGGATCGCTGGCGTCGCTCCGCCATGGGCGTAGCAGACCTGCCCCTCTGTGACAGGCACCAGGCCCCGGGTCTGCTTGCAGGGCTGCAGCCTTCCGTCAACCCTGCGACTGCGGTGGCCGGTGCATCCGGGGTGGGGGAGGCCGCACTTCCGGCAGGCGTCAGGCACCTCTCGGCCTCACGAATCTCGGGACCGGTAGGCCGGCGCGGATGCGGCAGCGCACGCAGAGGCCGCCGCTCAGAACCCCGGGCTGGGCGCACTCCGGGCACATCCGGACGGCCAGGGTCGGGTCGTACTGGACGCCACCGGGCTGGGCGCGGTAGCGGAGCGAGCCGTCGGCGTGGGTGGCGAGCTGCTCAGGCATGGTGTCTCTGCGCCTCCCTGAGCGCTCCCCGGCTCTTGGAGGTCAGGTGGACAGCCCCACACCTCCGACAGGCGTACGGCGCCAACCCACTGCCGTGATGCGTGCCCTGGCCCTTGACAGCACGTCTTGCCTCGTCGTGGGTGGCGTAGGGGATCTTGCCGGACGGGCAGAGGACCACCAAGAGGGCCGGGCGGACGCTGACGGCGACGCTGACGGCAAGCATCACATGAACCGCTGGCAGAGGTGGGCGAGGTACTGCTGGCAGAGCGGGACCAGGAACGGCGGGGGGACGCCGGCCTTTATCAGCTCCTTCAGGAACGCGGCCGAGAGCTGGGCGACCCGGACCCCGGTGTCCCGCACCAGCGCCTCTCCCTGGTCCGCCTTGGCGACCACCGAGGGCGGGAGTTCCGGTGGGGGAGGCAACGGCGGATCGGGGACGCTAGTGCCATCAGCCACGGCGTAGCAGCGGGATCGGCATCCCTGGGCCTCCGCCCGCCAGCGCCTGACGCTGTGCCTGCTCGAGCACCTGGCGGCCGATCGCCTCCTGCTGCTCAGCCTGGCTGGTCATCTCCTGCTCGGAGACCTCGACCACGTTCTGCAAGCTCTCCAGCGGGAGGTGCGTCTCGTGGCCGGAGACGTTCGTCAGCCACAGACCATGGTCGCGGATCAGCGCCGCGTCGATCTCGTCTAAGACGTCCCGGGCCCGCTGCTTGGTCAGCACCTGGATGGGCGCGCAGTTGGGCTTGCAGATCCCGATGACGGTCACTCGCTCGCTCACGCCATGGCCTCCTTGCGACGCACCGTCTCCAGAGGCCGGTGCATCAACTCGTTCTTCAGCCGGAAGGCGATGTCGTTCGCCAGCGGCCCCTGGGCGATCAAGCTGTCCGGCACCGGGGTGGTGACGTACATCCGCCCCGACCTCCACTCCAGACGCATCGAGGCCTGCGGGTAGGGCACCGTCCCCTGGCGCTTGCGCTCCCCTTCGGAGGGCGCCGGGTAGCCGATCACCACGTCGACCCAGAGCTGGTTGCGGTGGTCGGCGTAGTTCTCGGCGGCCGTGTCCTCGCCGCCCTCTTCGTCCTCGGAACTGTCCACGCTGGACAGTTCGGCGCCATGATCCCGGCGGGTGGCAGCCTGGGGGCTCGGCCCGACATGCTCCTCGCCGCGGAGCTTCCCCACCGTGGTGGGGGAGACACTGGACGCCCGAGCGATGGACCGGTCCGACTCGGCGGGATGGCGGTGGAGGTACTCGCGGACCAGGCGCGTCCGATCCTCGACGAGCAGATGCCGGCGGGGGACGTTCATCAGGTAGACGAAGTCCCAGCGGTCCTCCTCGGGGACCTCGACCACCCGGGTCGGACACTGGATCCCCAGCTCGGCGCAGGCCTTCGCCCGATGGTGGCCGTCGAGGATGCGGCCGTCCTCGAGGAGCAGAACCTCGTTACCGGCCAGGAACCCATGCCGGGCGATCGACTCCTTGAGCCGCTGGTAGTCGCCCTCGGCCATCGGGGGCAGATACTGGAAGGCGGGATCGGTGCGCATCACTCCCTCACGCTGTCGGCACCAGGCGGTGCTCGATTCGGACCATGCAGCTGGGGCACGGCGCGTCCGACCCCACCTTGTCGAAGTACTCGTCGCTGGCGGCGATGGCGTTCTCCCAGGCTTTCGTCTCCGCCTTGGTAGGCGGCCGGCCGAAGAGGGCCTCCCACAGCACCCCCATCCGGGAGACCTGCGGCTTGCCTCGGGCGGCGACTACCATCGAAGCGAATATTCGTTCGTGGCCTGCCGACCCGCAAGCGGAGGGGTTTCCCCACCCACCCGGGGCGTGCTACAGTCCCCGGCATGAACGGCCGTTCGGTCCTCATCGGGGCGATCGCAGCGGCTCTCTGCGCCTCAGCCTGCGGCTCGCCGGCGCTCAAGGTGGTCACGAGCGCGACGACGTCGAGCTACAGCATCACGGGCAGTCTCGCCCTCATCGACTTTGCCACGGCCGAGTCCAACTGCTTCGGTCAGGGCGGCTACAGCGACATCGGCCCTGGGACCCAGGTGACCGTCACGGACCAGTCCGGCACCATCGTCGGCACCGGCCAGCTCGGCACGGCCTCCGTCTCAGGCGCCGGCACCACCTGCACTTTCCCCTTCGTCGCCTCGGGGCTGCCGCGAGAGAGCTTCTACGGCGTCTCTGTCAGCCACCGGGGTGTGCAGAATTACTCGTTCTCGCAACTCCAGGGGGACGGCTGGCAAGTTTCCCTGATGCTCGGAGGCTGAATGGCCTCGGCGTGGCCGGGGCTTGACAAGCGGCTGAGGGGGGCTGTAGAGTCTCAGGCTAGAGTGGAAGCTGAAGAAGTTCCTCCTGATAACCGCCACTTCCAGGACCAAGCGGGGCCGGTCTTCTGGTCCATCCCGATGCCAGCGTGGCAGACCGAGGACCGCGGCTACGGCTCCCCTTGCTGGATCTGGACGGGTAAGGCAACCCAGGGTGGATACGGGCTCGTCTGGGGCCGCATCGCAGGCAAGGCGACCGCCACCACCGCTCACCGGTGGATGTGGCAGGTCTGGCACGGGCCCCTCCCGCCAGGGCATGAGTTCGAGGTAGACCACCTCTGCCGGGTCCAGCTATGCGTTCGGCCGAGCCACCTCGAGCCCGTCTCGCCCTACGTCAACCACCACCGCAACCCAAACGCGAGCGCCAACAAGACCCACTGCCCGCACGGGCACCCCTACGACACCAGCAACACGACCGTCCGACCTGACGGCGCCCGCATCTGTCGCACGTGCGCCCGTGAGTCCCAGAGCACCTACGAAAAGCGGCTACGTCAGCGGCTACGCCAGCAGCGCACGGCGGCGACGCAATGACCCGGCGGCGCCAGGCTCTCACTCGCATCGCCGCTGACCAGGTCCGCGACTTCGTCGCCTTGCACCGTCTCCCGCCGAGCTATCTGCAGCTGGCCGCCATCTTGCACTGCAGCGAGAGAACAGCCCGCCGAAGGGTGGAGGACGCAGAAACGCTCGGCCTCCTGGTCCGGAGCCGCGGTCCGTGGCCCGTCGAACTGGGCGCGGCGTGATCGCCACCGACCTGGAGGAGAGCCCCCGGTTCAACCCGGGAATCGCTGAGCGGATCCGCAGGCTAACGCCACGGCAGCGGGATGCCTTCTGGGCCATCGTTGAGCTGACGCCGGAGTTAGGCCGCGGCCCCACGACAGCGGAGCTCGGCCGGGCGCTGGGTATCTCGTCCTACGGCCGCCTCTCCACGCTGGTGCTGCGGCTGCGCCTGGCCGGCGTGCTCCTCCAGGACGTCGACGATGTGAACAAGAGCCGCCTGCGCCTGCCATTCCCGCCAGGGTGCTGCGCCGCCTGCGGCCACCAGCTGCCGTAGGCCCCACGTGAGCTGGGCGCGATTCGACGACAACACGGACGATGAGCTGGCGTTCCTCGGCCCCGAAGCCTTCCGGCTCTTCGTATGCGGCATCACCTACAGCCGGCGCAACGCTCGGGCTGGACGCCTCCACCAGCAGCGGGACGTGATCCCACTCGCCGGCAAGCTCCGCCTCCGCGATCTCGACAGCGCCCTCGCCGAGCTCCTGACCTCCACCGGTGCCGACGAGGCACTCTGGCTGCAGGACGGGGACGTCTTCGTCATCCGGAACTACGAGAAGTTCAACCCGCTCACCAGCCGCGAGCGCACGCGCCTCTACAGAGAACGGCGTCACGGTGACACACCTGTGACGTCACAGCCCGTCACGGGTGACGCTCCCTCGCGTGAGCGCCAGCGCGCCGGGAGTCCCGTTCCCGAACCCGTACCCAGTATCGATGCTTCGCATCTCACCCCGCCTCCGCCGGAGACGGGGGCCGTAGCCCAGGTCTTCGAGGCTTGGAAGACGGCCGCGGGGAAGAACGGGAACACGGTGCTCACCACTGAGCGCCGCCAGAAGATCCGCCTCGCGCTGAAGAGCTACCCGCTGGCCGACGTCCTCGACGCCGTCGTGGGCTGGCGCCATGTGCCGCACAACCGCGGCGAGAACTCGGAGGGACAGGTGTGGAACGAACTGACGCTGCTGTTGCGGAACGCCGAGCACATCGAGCGATTCCGAGACGCCGAGAGGGAGGCGGGGGTGAGGCCCAAGGCGCGAGAGACGGTGGCATGGCTGCCGCCGGTCGCAGAGAGGCCGGTGACGCCGGAGGAGCTGGCTGGCGGGGTCGCCTCCGTCCGCAGCGTGCTCGCAGCGCGCCGCCTGGTCACGCCGTCATGAAACAGGCACCCGTGCTCGATCCCTGGGAACTCGCCCAGTTGGTCATTCTGGCGTCCTTCGCCTTGATGCTCTTCGGCTTCGCCGTGGCTTGGGGAATCTCGTGGGCGATCGGGCGATGAGCAAGCCGCGCCCGTGGGCGTTCACCCGCAGACGTGACGGCCGCTTCGGCCGCGGCGTGCCCCACCTCGACGGCTCCTGCGGGGAGCCCGACTGCCAGCGGTGGGGAGGGGATGAGCTCGACGGGGATGGAATGCGCGGCATCCTGTGGGGACTCGCGTTCGCAGCCGTCATCTGGGCGGTTCTGGTCGTGGTGGTGATCCGATGACCGAGGACGACCTGCTCCGCGCGGTCCTCGATCTGCTCCGCGTCTACCAGTTCCGCACCTCCCACGCCCGGCCGGCCTGGACAGCCCACGGGATGCGCACGACAGTCCAAGGCGACGGCAAGGGCTTCCCGGACATCCTCGCGGTGGGCCGCGGCCGCATCCTCGCCATCGAGTTGAAGTCGGACGTCGGACAGCCGACGCTGGACCAGCGGGCATGGCTCGCCGCCTTCCGCGAGAACGGCGCCGAGGTCTACCTGTGGCGTCCGAGTGACCTTCCGGGGATCCCTGGGATTCTCTCCGGCCGCTTCGCGCCTCGAGCTCCCGCCGAGCTGCCGCACACACCACGCCCCATGGAAACGGTGCGCAAGCCATGACCTACCACTCCCACTGCGCTCACTGTCGCGTCAGGTTCTACGACCGCCCGGAGGACGGCTGCCCGAACTGCGGGGGCCCGATCGCCGACGGTGACCTCCCGCGGCCGGGAGAGCGTCTACCGGGGGGCCACGCTAAAGGCGCGACCGTCTTCCACCTGTACCCGGAGTGCGTCCCCATCCGTCACCGGGACCGCCTGGTCGCGGTCGAGGGAGACGCCGGGCGGCTGTGCGGGAACTGCCGGGCTCGGCGGGATGCCGCTCTACTTGGCCAGTCCGGCGTCGAGGTCCTCCCGGCTGACGCCGAGCCGGCGGGCGAGCTTGGCCCTGATCCCTCGCCGGGGGAGGGCGATTCCGGCCTCCCAGCGGTACACGGTGGCGGGGTCCACCGTCAGCAGGGTCGCGAGATCAGCCTGAGTGAGCCGGGCCGCCTCTCTCCACTCACGGAGCCGGGGACCTTGCGTTTTGTATTGACGCCTGCTAGGCACCCTGCTAGTATATCCGAAGAGAGGCCCGGCGGTGCGCAAACACCCCGGGCCCGTGGCAGGCACCTGATAGGAGGCCCTTGCGATGGTTGAGTCTACAGCCCCGATCCTTTCTCGCCGGGAGTGCGAGGACTGCGGGGCGAAGCTCGAATGGAACGGCGAGCGGTGGGGATGCCCGGCGTGCGAGGAGCGCGCTGTGGATGAGGCCGACGCCCGCGACCGCGCCGACGAGGACCGGGCCGCCGCTCGGGCGGACTGGTGATGGAGCTCCTGGCCCCGATCGACATCCTGAACTGCGGGGGCGACCACTCGGGCACCTGGAAGCGCCACCCCGAGGTGTGGATGGTGGTTTCGGGACGCCGCATCATCGCCGCGCAGCGCCGAGAGAACGGTGTCACCGTTGAGCGCTGGCTGGAAGGCCACGGCCCCGTCGACGAGAGCTACGGGACGCGAGTCCCCGAGGCGTCGTGATGGACGCCTACATCGCCCTGCTGCTCGCCGCTGCCGGCAAGGACGTTGCAGTCATCGACGTCGCCCGCGCCATCGTGGTTGCTGACCGCGCCGAGAACGTGAACCGCAACCGCTACGGGATCGCCTGGGCCGAGGGGCGCACCCCTCGCGTCGACCGATGAGCGCGCTGCCGTGCCGCGAGTGCGGCGGCTCTGGGGTGTGCTGCGATTTCTGCGGCGAGGTCTGCGACCACTGCCATGGCGTCGGGACGTGCGAGTGCGCCCGCTGCTGGATGGACGCCCACGGCGAGACGCGCGAGTCGCTCGCGGACGAGGACGACCGGTGATCCGGCCAGGCTGCGAGCAGATCACGGCCGTCCTCGACGTCGACGGCACCTGGCGCTCCTATCCGTGCCAGCGCCGCATCGGCGGGGGGCACGCGACCCGGGCCACCGAGCTCACTCCGAAGGGCGCCCGTCAGGCGCTGATTCAGTCGCTGGAGCGGATCGCCGCTTCCTGGGAGAAGCCGTGAACACCGAGATCACCACCATCGACGCGACGACCGGCGAGGAGGTGCCGGCACCCACTGCGGTCGCCATCCGGCCGCGCGCGCCCGTCTCCACCGCAGGGTGGACGCCGACCATGGTTATCTCGATCGCGGCGGCCCGGGCGGCCGTGCAGGCTCGGCGCAAGTTCATGGCGAAGGTGCTGGTCGACGTCAAGGGCGCGCTGGTGGAGATCCCCGGCGTCACCGACCGCCCCGACGCGAAGAAGGTGCTGGGCAAATCTGGCGCCGAGACGCTCCTCAACGCTTTCGGGTTGAGGGCCGAGCTGGAGGACGAGGAAACTCCTGACATCGACCTGACCGGCGACCTCCATGGCGGCGAGCCTTTCATCCGCTACCGTCGCCGCTGCCGCGTCTATTGGCAGCCGGACACCGAGACCCACCTGTGCGTGGCTCAAGCTTCGGGCAGTTGCAGTTCCTGGGAGGTCAAGTACCGCTACCGGCAGTCCGAGCGGGTCTGCCCGCTGTGCTCCAAGCCCGCCATCATCAAGGGCAGGGAGGAGTACGGCGGCGGCTGGATCTGCTTCGCCAAGAAGGGCGGCTGCGGGGCCAAGTTCGGCAAGGATGACTCCGCCATCGTCGGGCAGACGGTGGGTCGCGTTTCCAACCCCGACGTCGCCGACGCCGAGAACACCATCCTCAAGATGGCGGACAAGCGGGCCCTCGTGGCCGCGACCATCATCGCCACGGCCTGGTCCGATCTGGTAACGCAGGATCTCGAGGACCGGGCTGCGCCGCCAGCGGAGGAGGACGCCCCGCCAGCCCCGTCCCCGCCCGCACATCGCACAGCCCCCACTTCCACGGGACGGAGCGCAGCGCCGGCCACACCGGCGACTGCGCCCGTCCTCACTCCGGACCGCGGCGAGATCATCGCCAAGGGGGTCTGCACGGAGTGCCAGCGCCGGCTGCTCACGAGCAAGCACGGGAACGCCGTCGTCTGGGCGACGCCCGCTGATGGCGGTCCGGCTGTCTGCACGGGCTGGGACCCTGTGGTGAAGAACCCCGCCGGGACTGCGGGGGCTTACGTCATGCACCCCAAGGAAGCCGCCCCGGTGGTGCCACTCGCTGCCGCGCGGCGTGACCCCGGCGACATCGACCCTGACGAGATCCCGTTCTGAGGAGAGAGGCTGTGCTATTCAAGATCACTGACGCGGACGGCCACGCCACGAGCGGCGGGACGCCAACGTTCGCCTACCCGCTGCCCGGCAAGCGCCCGGGGGAATGGACGCCAGCGGTGGAGAAGCCTGTCGCCTGCTCGCGCGGCTACCACCTCACCACTCACCCGCTGAACTACGGCGGCTTGTGTGAGGGCTCCCGCATCTTCCTCGCGGAGCACCGTGGGGCCGTCCACGTCAAGGGCGACAAGGCCGCCTTCGAGAGCGTGCGGCTCGTGGCGGAGGTCACCCCCGAGTGGCCGCTGCTCCCCATGTGCCCCGAAGCTCTGGCCTGCCTGATGACGCGCTGGCGCCGTGAGAACGGACCGGACGCGCAGTGGCCGGCCTGGGCCGACCTCAGTGGGGCCGACCTCTACGGGGCCAACCTCTACGGGGCCGACCTCAGCGGGGCCTACCTCAGCAGGGCCAACCTCTACGGGGCCGACCTCAGTAGGACCGACCTCAGTGGGGCCAACCTCAGTAGGACCGACCTCAGCGGGGCCTACCTCAGCAGGGCCAACCTCTACAGGACCGACCTCAGCGGGGCCTACCTCAGCAGGGCCAACCTCTACGGGGCCGACCTCAGTGGGGCCGACCTCAGCAGGGCCAACCTCTACGGGACCGACCTCAGCGGGGCCAACCTCTACGGGACCGACCTCAGCGGGGCCAACCTCAGTAGGGCCGACCTCAGTGGGGCCGACCTCAGCGGGGCCAACCTCAGCGGGGCCTACGGCGACTACACGCTCCCGAAGGCGTACAAAGTCGGCCCGGACGGGTTCGTGGTGGCGGTCTGATGGAGCAGCCCGTCGTCGATCGAGCGTCCCTCGGAGTGGCACTCCGGGCCATCAAGGACGCACAGAGCCGGATCGCGGAGAACGTCGCAACCCACGATGCGGAGGTTCAGCGGGTGGTCGCCAAGGTCGAGCAGATTGCCCGCTGGTTGGACGCCGAGACGGCCGTCGACAAGGAGCTGGTCGCCAACCTGACGGCGCTCATCCGCCCGTACGCTCTCGCTGAGGCGGAGCGCCAGGTGGCGATGGGAGGGCACAAGCGCGTCTCCGTGCCGGATGGTGACTGCGAGGTGCGGGAGCTGCCGCCCGAGGTCCGCCGGGTCGACGAGGAGGCGCTGATGCTGTGGGCGTCCGATCGCGATCTGATCCGCCGCAAGCCGGCCCCCCCGCCAGAGGTCGCCTGGGACGAAGTGCGCAAGCTAGCCCTCGGCGGAGAGCCGGTGCCGGGGGTCGAGGTGGTGCCGAAGGAGCCCAAGGTGGAAGTGAAGGTGCGCCGTGATTCGTAGGACTGCGCTCCGCCCGCAGGGCGCCAGGGCGGCGCGCTGGGCCTCGTGGCAGGCCAGCCAGCGTCGGCTCGTCCTCCGGCGCTCTCGGTACACCTGCGAAGCCTGCGGGAAAGGGGAATTTGGCATACAACCAGACTGGCACCATGTCGTGGGGCGCGGGGCACACGTCGCGGAGCCTTGGACTTCCAGTGCAGCGCTGACGGCCGCCATATGCCGCCCCTGCCACGGGGATCTCCACGACGGCCGGATGGCCCCGGAGGTCAGGTCGGGCCTCCTGTGGGCTGCTGTGGGCCGTCTCAGCGAGGCGATGGGGCGCATGCCCGCGCCGCAGTTCGGGCTGCCGCTGGACACCATCTGGGATCTCTTGAGAATTGCTAAGGCGCAAGGGATCACGCCACCAGGATGGGAACCCGATGATGCCTAATCGCTTGCGCTCCATTGACGAGCGTTTCTGGAGCAAAGTCGCTCGCTCGGGGCGCTCTGCGACGCTCTAGCGTCCCTGGAGGACCCATCGTGAGCAAGCCGCGCCTGCTCGACCTGTTCTGCGGGGCAGGGGGCGCCGCTGTCGGTTACCACCGTGCGGGCTTCGAGGTCGTCGGCGTGGACATCAAGCCTCAGCCGCACTACCCGTTCGAGTTCCACCAGGACGATGCGATGACCTACCCGCTGGACGGCTTCGACGCCATCCACGCTAGTCCGCCGTGCCAGGCGTATAGCCTCGCCAACAACATCCACGGCCGCGGAGATCACCCCATGCTGATCCCGGCCGTCCGGGAGGCGCTGGTCGCCACCGGGCTCCCTTACGTCATCGAGAACGTCCCGCGGGCTCCGCTCATCAACCCGGTCACCCTCTGCGGCCTCACCTTCGGGCTGAACGTCAAGCGGCACCGCCTGTTCGAGAGCAACGTGTTCATGCTGGCCCAGCCCTGCACGGGGCACAAGGGCGACTGGCTCCTGGTGTTCGGACATACCGTCCTGGAGCGCGGCCACCAGAGCGGCGTGGCGAAGGGGGGCGGCCCGGTGATCCACCGCCGCCACGTCGCGGCCGACCGCGGTAGGGAGGCGATGGGAATCGACTGGATGAACCGCGACGAACTCAGCCAGGCCATCCCTCCCGCCTACACGGAATGGATCGGCCGCCAGCTCTTGGCGTCCCTGGAGGACCCATCGTGAGCACCGAATGGGCGCAGCGCCCAGTTGCTCAGGCGGAGCGGTAGACGGCGGGGGGGCCAGCGTTGACCTTCGCGGCGACCCCTCGCTGGACGATGAGAGCGACCACGGCGAGACCGGCGCCGATGACGGCGGTGACCTTGACCGGGACGCCCACTTGACCCAGTAGGCTCGCGACGACGGCCCAAGCGGTGACCACGGCCACCAGGAAGGCCGGGACCCCGCCAGACGTCGAGGCGGTGAGCGCGTACTGGAGCAGCAGGGCCACCAGGCCCAGGGCTGCAGCTGCGGCAGAGGCCACCTGAGCGGGGACGCCGATGGAGTGGATGAAGGCCGCGAAGATGGCCCAGGCGTTGAGGACGCCCACCAGGAACACCTCGAGGCGGCGAAGGTCGGACCAGACGGCGATGGCGGTGAGCTTGAGTTTTATCATGGGCTCGATGGTTGGACCGGCGGGTGTCTGCCTCAGGCGAGGGCGATCCAGAGCGTCAGTGCGGTGGGATGCCGTAGGCGACGGCGCTCCAGATCACTGCCGTGATGAACGCGCCAACGGTGACGGGAACGGCCCAGCGGCCGATCTTCCACCACCAGGATTCAGAGCGAAGCCTAGAGCGGGCGGCTAGGTCATTCTGCCGTGCGATCCAGGGCAGGAGAATCGGGAGCCCAGCTAGCAGCTTCTGGAACCCTTCCCCGTGTCCGTTGATCGAGAGTTCCTTAATCTGCTCTTGAATTTTGCCCACGGTAGCCTGGACTTCATCGACGTGCCCTCCGACCACTATGTCCTGAGCGTGTGCGCGCCCCGCCATGTCGGCCGCCTTCTCCGCTGCGGTCACGGCCAGGTGAGCGTCCTTGCTCGCCGCTCGAGCCTCGCGGGCGAGGCTCTCCTGCCCCTCAGCGAGCTTCTGGAGGGCGGCCCCCGTGACCGCATGGAAGGCGTTGACGCTCGTTTCTAGGGATGCGACACGCTCTCCGATGGGCTGCGTCATGGCAGCGGTGCCTTGACGGCCGACTGCTGCACCTCGACGGGCAGCACGCCGGCCTTGTGGGCGCGCACGACGTCCCAGTCTGCGGTGGGGATACAGTGAACCCCGAGGATGCCGACGTGGTGAGCCTGGCAGAGCGCCTCTAAATTGCCGGGGCTCTCGATCCACGCGGCTAGACCGTCATCGGTAAGATCAAGCCCGAGCGCGTAGTCCAGCGCGATGACGTCCACTGCGTTGAGGTAAGCGAACTCTACGTGGCTGTGATGCAACTGGATGCCGCCGGAGCAGTCCTCGTTGCCCACCGCACAGCGCGGACGTGCTCAAACGCGGGGTAGTTTGGGTCGCCCGCCCGCGGCTCATGCTCAGGATAATGCCGCAGGAGGTGGATTGTTCCGGTCTGCGTGTGCGCGGGGACGTCGGTCATGGGAACGGCAGCCCCAGCATCGAGGCCGTGACCGCGTCCTCAGGGTCACCGAAGGCAGCCACATCCGCGACGGGTACCCCGGGCGTGTGCTGCGCGACCGTGACGCCTTGAGCGGCCGCCAGGGCGAGAATGTCGGTCAGTTCCGCTTCACTCTGAATCCACCGGAAGTGCTCAAGGTTCTCGCTGAGAAACCCAGCGTTGATCCCCTTGTACTGACCATTGACGACGGTGGCATAGAAAACGGTGAGTATCACGTCAGGTGGCTCCTTCGGTGGGTCGGGTGGAGCGGGGGGGGGCACCGGGGTCGGAACTGGAGGCTGGTTCCCCGGCGCGACGGCATCGACCTCGACGTACAACCGAAGGTCGCAGGAATGGAGCAACGCTTGGGGATAGCAGGACAACTGCCCCGGTGGGTTTCCCAGTGGGTTCATCACGAGGTAGTTCCCACCGCTGTCGTCGCTA